ACGGGAAAAACACATACAATATACAAAACTTATAAAACAGTCTTAAGACTATAAACTATGAAACAAAGAAACGTAAAAAAACTTCAAAACAAATAAAACATCAAAGAAGAATCAAGAATAAATAACATCATGGATGCTCATAAGTTCAGGTATGTTGACGGAAGTGGAAAGGCTTGGGTGAAAGATGTCCCATCTATTAATATGGGTGATTCAGTTGATGACCCTACAACATGGTTGAATGATGGGAAGCGACCAAAGTTAACTATCCCAAAAGCAAAGTCTAATATGTTGAAAACTGTGTGCAAATATTTCGCATCACAGTCTGCGAGCCCTGAGAATATCGAACCTGATGTAGCATTGTATCTACTTTATCACTTGAGTGTCAAGTATATCAAAGTAGATATCAAGAACAAGCTAACATTGAAGAAGAATATCTATTTGAACTCAGGATTGAAGACTGTTGACGACCTATTTGACGTGGAAGAAGGAGAAGAGTTGAAGTTGTCTGGCGATAACGAAACAAGTGACAGAGAGATGCCAGAACTTGAGATTTTGTCAGCTTTGCTGGCCAATTACAGGATCTGTGGTATGGCGAGTAATGCTGATCAAAAATATGTCCAGACTCTTAAGGCAAGGATGAATAGGACTTTCGTTCAAAAGCAGATCATTAAGGAGGAGATCCAAGAGAATTTTTATAACGCATTGACGTGGGTTAATAATTACAATTATACTCGGCTCTGTGCAGGCATTGATTTGTTATTGTTCTCAGATAAGAATCACCCTTATTCTGCCTTGAGGATGGCAACTCAATCATCAAAGTTCAAGGATTGCGCTCTGATAGGAGAGATTAACCACTTCTTGACTACATTGAGCGAGGCACCCATGGATGCATGGGAGCATGCTTTGGAACAGTCTATCTCTAAGGAGATCATCAATATCATGACTTGTCTGGGAAGAGGATTTGAAGGAGAATATGCTAACTATGCAAAGGAGATGGGAGCAATGGACAAATCTCCATTTTCAGTAACCGCAAATCCGAATTTGCACAATTGGATGCATATGATTTGCGCGATGTTGAGCAGTGAGAGATCGATGAACGCAAGGTTGGCAAGTGGTAATCAACACACTGTGTTTTTAACCGCATTAGCCTGTGCATACACTTATCGCTCTAAGACCAAGATTCAGGCGGTCATCTATAAAGATGATCATGACTCTCATGCTAGAAGCATCAACGAGTCTACAGATGATCAGATCGGCATGTTAGAAACCGCCGAGAACCTGAAAGCTCTACGTGATGATGGAGAGGAAGCATCTGAGATTTGGGAATGGTTCAATAATAAAAAGACCATTATTTCTGACGAGCGACCAGGGACCATTGGTTCCTACTTGATTAGTAAGATGCATTAGATGATGCCTATTTTATATAACAAATCATATAAAAAACTCAAAACAAATAATTATTCGATAAAAATGGAAGATGGAAATGAATTCGTAGATAAGAGGAGTAGAGATGCGAAGAATGCTCTATTCAACAATATACTAGATCAGTACCGAGCTGACAAAGAAATAATAGAAGAGAAGTACCTAGAATATGATAGACATGATTGCGAAGTCAAATTGGACAAAGAAACTGAAACAAGTCAAACATCAGACAAAAAAGTTATGATGAACACTGTGACATTTGATGATATGATCAAAGCGGCTCCCCCGTTGTATACTGAGACCAAAAAGATGAAAAAGAAAAACGGAATTTCACTATCAGACCTAGAAAAGTTTGTGAACGATTCACTGTTAGAGAATGGAATTCCCATGACTTTCGATTTGTCAAACAAGACTTATAAGATCTTGGACAAAGAAGTTCATCTCCCTCACAGCAATGTATATGAGAAAACAGCGGGAGAAGATGTTGCAATTGCATCTGCACCTGCATACAATGATTTAAAGGAGCAAGAAGTTACTAACCCATATTATGTGTCATCATCTAAGAGCTGGGTAATTCCAAAGAAATTCAGTGGTTCTTATACTATCAGCGAAAACAACATTGATAGCCTATTGGCAGAAAAGGTAAAGAAAGATGATAGAGAAGAGATGTTGCACAAGGCTAAAACCTCAATCATCGGACTAAAGAATTTATTGAAGCTTAAGGAAAGAGAATACAAGGGACCATTATCTATGCTTAAATGAGATAAGATAAATATGCTTATATAAAAAACTCAAAACAAATAATTTCAAAATGTGGAACCCATTCAAAACGATAATGAGTGAAGAAGACAAGAAAGAAGACCCAAAATTCAGATACCAGAAGTTAAGCGTAGCTTACATTATCAAAGTAAAAACAGATGAGGTGAAGAAATTAAACAACGGAGAGATTTTCATCAAGGAACACTATCAAGGACCTATCAAGTACGAGAATGTTTACAATTATATACTGTACAAATCTCTAATGTATGGTCTTTACAGTGAGTCGACGAGTAAATACAATGATTACAATACAGAACAAATTTCTTTTCCGGTTAAGAAACATTGGTCCTTTGATAAGAATGGGAAAACAAATGTATTTACACAAGATTTCACCTTTTATTATAAAGGGAATGAGCTAAAAGGAGAATGTGTAATTAAGATAAAGCCGACACACCCATCTACTGGCACAAAGATGATTTCAAGGAAGGAAAAATATCTATTAAAGAAGGTTTTTAAAGAAGAGTTCGATGAAGTGAATTCTTTTATAGAATGACATGAATTTACAGTATTTGGTATATAATTAACATCATATAAAAAACTCAAAACCAATAAGAAAAAAGCAAAAATGCATGTGATAATCCCAGTATTAATGATCACAGCCTTCAAGGCTATAAACTTCAATGAATTGCTGTGCCCTGACGGGAAAGAGATAAAAGTAGATGAGAGCAATTTTGGATTGTTAAATAAGTATATGGCGCCTGAATATGAGATAGATGAGGAGTCTTTGAATCCGTATGAGATAAAAGGGAGAGACTGTTATTCTGCAGTGTTTAAAACTGGATGTAAATTCCATTATTTTGGGTCAAATGATATAATTCAAGTAATCGAAAAGAAGACAACGGACAAGAAAAATTGCAATCAAGTGTCTACTGATGTGTTGACTTTCCCGGAAGCAAATTGTGTGTCTGGATTGTTTGATAACTCATATCATTACAAAGAAATAGAGTACATTGTTACTAAACCAAGAAATTATATGTATGATCCTAGCACAGGAGAGCTTGTAGATTACAATAATATATTTGATAAGAAGGTTGATAATGTATATCACTACAGAGATAATAAGGGCTATTGGACAATAGATGAAACACAGCCTGCAACAACATGTGAAACGTTTAAGCAACATGAGTCTTCTGAGATAGAAGTTAAAGTCTGGAAATCAAGAATGAACAACAAATCTCTGATAGATCTTGGAGGAAAGATATACGATGTAGATGAAATATGTTATCATGATCATTGTGGAGTGAAGATTGCAGTAACAAAGGATCATGTCTACTTTAAGTTACCCACAAATTTAGATATTAAGAAATGCAATTTGGACTATAAGAGAGTATATTTGCAGTCAGAAATTATACAAGAGAAGTCTGAATTGAAAGATTGCCTAGAGGCTAAGATTGATATGGCTTGGATGAAGAGCATCAATTATGAAGATTTAAAGAAGTTCAACCCTAGCTCAAGTGGTATACACCCGGTGTATAAATTGAATAATAATAAAACCCTGATGAGGGCTCTGGCAAAATATTCTGAAGTTAACACTACTGAATTGCATAAGTATTTAGAATGGGTTAGATGTGGGAATAAGACTAAATGCACTTATAATGGGGTTATTAAAGCTGACCTTGTAGAGGTTTACGGCCAGAGATTGACAGAAAAGGATTTTGCAGTTCATGTTGATGAATTGAAAGTTGGAATTAAGGCATATCCTCGAGACATAATTAGCCATTCGGATCACACGGAAGAAAAGATCTATCTCAAGAGTGACAACTCATTCGTGTCGTTATTCTTTATCGCTGCTCCCTGGATATCGGAAGGTGTTCTGATTTTAATCATCTTTTGTATCTTAATCAAGTACATCAAGCCTAAAAATAAGAGACATAGAGATATCTTGTTGAGAAGGAATAATCAAGACTTTGAATCATGGTAAAAACATTTAAAATATAATAAATCATTGAGAATTTGTATTGTACTTAAAAACCCAAAAAGATAACAAACCATACCTGTATAAAAAACACATAACTTGAAGTATGATGGAAATACTATTATTAGTCTGTCAACTGATTTCTTTTATTCTTTTAATATATCTGGTTTTCAGAGTTATTAAATTAGAATCAATGACTAAAAATATTAGAACCATCTTATCAGATTTTATTTTGAGACAAAAAATAGCAAAGGATATAGGAGAAGATAAGAAAGGATTCTATTATTCTAGAATAGATGGTCCAATCATGAATTGAATTTGATTATATTATCATATAAAAAACTCAAACCCAATAAAAGCAAAATGATGGACGAAATCGAATTTCTGGATCATTATGAAGAGGAAGGAGATTATTTTGAAGATGAAGAGAGTCTGGATACACAGGATTTTAGGTTCAATAAAAAGAAGATAGACAATAAAAACAGTATTATCATAGAATCGGATTTTAATTTAAATTCACCTATTATGCCAGATATCATAAACAACATATGTGATATGGTGAACTTGGGTAGAGAACCTATGCATCATAAAAACAGGACAATGTTATCCTACAACAAGATTGGTAAAATATTAAAGGGTAAGAAACAACTTAATGGTATAGATGATAGTTATAGAGCTATGAGATATTTCTTGATGGATGAAGATCATTCAAAATATTATAGAATGTTTTTAGATAATTGGAACACCGAAGTGAAATCCATCAAAGAGGTATCAGATAAATTTCTAGAAACCATAAAGAGTAAACCTTTGCAGTTTGATATTAAATATACAGTACTCAATAGTGAGTTTTTAATATCTAATTTGGATAAATTTTTAGAGGTAAGTTTGTTGATAGATATCATGTCTGATAACAAAAGGCTGTTGATCAAAAATTACCCTGTTGACTTTGAATTTACAATCATTGAAGAAAATTTACTAAGCTTCAAAACAAAGCATTGGAAGGGGCATTTATCAGATAAGATGTTGTATGATAGCAAAAATAATATATTATTAGACAGAAATATGTTATTGATGATTAAAGATTTAACGATTGGCAGATTCAACACTATGTTGTTATTGTCTCTAAATATTGAAAAGAGATACTCAGATGAAGTTTGTGATCTATTCAAGAACATACTAAAATTAGGGGACTCATATCTGCTTCAAGAAGGTAACAAAGGATTTGACAGTATCACAATGCTGGAGCCTATCTGTGTAGAGCAGATGGATAAATTAGCAAATGAGACTAGACCTGAAATCTTGCAGCCGAAGCACTATTCAGATTATATAAAGTCTAAAACGGAAACTTCTGATAAGAGAGCGAATGAATTCATCAGCAAATTGAGGAACATCATATATTCTGTAAACAATGTATATGATATAACTTGTCTGTATGGTTCTTTCAGATTGTGGGGGCATCCTTACATAGAATATGAAATAGGTTTGGGAAAATTAAAGGAACAAGTAAGGATGCCAAAACCTGATATAGACGAGTCATATTGTGCTTTGCTAGCTAGTGACTTGATGAGAGACATGTTGATTAATTATTACAAGAGAAATAAAAGATGGAATGTGATAGATAACGAACACAATAGAAGTATACCAGGCACTAAAAATTTAATCAATAACTCATGGATAACAATGAAAGATAGATCGAGCCTGGAAGGAAGGTGGCATTTATTAGAGATTGAGAAAATATTCGACACTCCAGAGGATATAGCAGATAGTAGCTTGTTTGCAGATAAAACTCATTCTTTGCAACTAAAAGATATCATCAATAATGTGAAAAGGGATAAACTTAACCCTGTGCCGACAGAGCGCCTATTAAAAACATATTTGAAGGAAGAGAGGGTTAATATTCAAGAATTTATACAAAAGATTGACAAAGATGGTTTCAGTAAAGAAGATTTAGTCATCGGTTTAAAGGCCAAAGAGAGAGAACTGAAGAGATACGGGCGCTTTTTTACACTAATGACTTGGACTTTAAGACTATACTTTGTGTCCAGTGAATACTTGATCAAAAAGGACATTATCCCAAATTATAAAGGATTAACTATGGCAGACGGTTTTATAGAAGTAATGGAAAAAATGTTGGATAGAACCAAGGGACAAAGAGGCAACAAGTATCAATATATAACTTATGCAAACCATATAGATTATTCCAAATGGAACAACCATCAACGAGATAAGGCTGTAGGACCTGTTTTCTCAGTACTAGATAAATTGTATGGTTATAATACATTCTTTAGGCTATCACATAAGATATTTGAGCAATGCACAGTCTATTATCCAGAAAGGCCTGATTATTTCGGAAAAGATAGTCAATTCTATTGGGAGGGCCAACCTGGGGGGTTTGAAGGAATTCGTCAAAAAGGATGGTCCTTAGTAGGTATATTGTGTTTAATGAGAGAGTCAAAAATCAAAAGAAATACACAAGTTGAAATATTGGCTCAGGGAGACAATCAAGTAGTTTTTAGTAAATATGTCTTACCCGTATTCAAGAATAAACAAGACAGAGAAATAGAATTGAAGAATATATATTACAACAATGAATCCCTAATGTCTTATATTCTAAAAGCCTCCACTAAGATTGGATTGATTATCAATCAAGACGAGACGGTTCAGTCTGCTAATTTTTCAGTGTATGGTAAAATACCCATATTTAAAGGAAATATATTGAATTTAGAGACAAAGGCAGTAAATAGGGTGTCTGGAATCACAAACGATCAATTACCAACCGCGGCCAATATAATGTCATCTGTTAACTCTATGGCATTATCTATCAGTCAAAGGGATTCCTCAATCAGATGTGCAGTTTATTATCAGTTGATATTTGGGATCATGGTATTAAACATAATCAAAGCGTGGAATGCTATTTCTCTCCAAGGATTGAATTCAGTTGTAATTAGTAAAAACGCATTAGCTAGATGGCTGTATCATGATAAATGTATTGGAGGGAATACAGGCATGGCATTGACCAGATTCTTAATCAGAAGGTTTCCAGACCCTGTAACTGAAGCATTAGTTTTTTATAAGAGAATGTATGAAGAAAGTAATGATAAGGAAGTGAAAAGCAGCATGCTTACAATGGGGTGGCCCATATTTAGAAAATATAATACTATAGCATTAAATAAGCTGGCAGAAGATCCGACTTGTCTTAATATAGTAAAAAGCGGTGACATAGCTATTCTAGTAAAGAGTCAAGTCAAAAAAGCTTTGATAGGTCACAGCTCCAATATAAAGAATAAATTGTTAAAGAATGCGCTGTTGAGTTCTGAGAGACAGGAAGAATATATATTAAAATTTTTAGAAGGTGTGAAACCTTGCTTTCCCAGGTTCATATCAGATTTTAAGCAATCATCTGTATGTGGATACATAGATGGAATAGTAGGTTTGGTTGAAAATTCTTCCACTATGAAGAAGATGTTCAGTAATGAATTTGATAGAAAGGTGAAGAAAATGTCAATTGAGTGGGAAAGAATCCAGATAGATAAAGCTATGAATGTGCTATATGTTAATCAAAGGATCTGGACCTGTTCTAGTTCTCATGCAGATTATTTAAGGAATAGCTCTTGGAATATCAATATATTTGGTGCAACAATACCTCATCCGTATGAATACCATAATACCTTTTTTGAGAACATACAAAAAGCTTTAATGACTAGTAAAGATATGATGACTTGTCTTGTCTCTCCTAAAATCTCATTGAATATATGTGATCATGGACCAAATACTCCTTATTTAGGATCAAACACTAAGGAGAGTTCAGGGGTATATCAGCCTTGGGAAAAAGAACTGAGCAATCCATTATTTAAAAATGCAGCACAGTTAAGGAAGAACATAAACTGGACGGTTGACCCAAATTCAAATTTGGCAAAGAGCATAATAAATAATTTAAGCTATGTAACTGGGATTCACACAGATGAATTGCAAACAGAAAATAAGAAATATCGAACTGGAACTGCACAGCATAGATATAGAACTAGTAGACAAGAAAGTGGCGGGTTCTGTAATATATCTCCAAATATTCTTTCTTGGTTCACTGTCACATCAGACAATATGAATGATCTATCAGATATCAATTATGATTTTATGTTCCAAGCGTCTCTCATATATGCGGAGACAGTCGGCGCTCATTTAGTTCAGGTTAATCCAGAAACTGCATCATTTGGGTTAGGAATATCTTGCAAAGAGTGCATTAGACCTCTGCAAGATCTCAAGTTACAAAGCAGTTTCATATATTCTCCGTCTGGTATAAGCAAGAAATTTTGGATGAACCAATTAATCAAGACCGAAATTTTGGAAAATGTAGATTTATACTCTGATTATATTGAGAAAACGGACGATGTACCAAATAGAGGGTCATTTTCAATAGGGTTACATCAATCTATAGGAATCATGATAAGTTTGAGTTCTATGAATAAAGAGTATCATATATCAGATATTTTATCCATGGGTGTATTGATGAAAATTGACCCGAAGGAGTGGATTGAGGGGTTTAAATATGGATTTTCAATCTTTGTGGGATATAATCTTTTGCAACACCCGGAGTTTTTGAATGGAGGAAGGTGTTTTTCTATGTTCAAGAATAAATATTATCAGTTAGCCAGAGTGTTAGCTGAAGATAAGGACTTTTGTGCAAGATTAAGAATACAAAATCTCGATGATTTCTTGTCATATAAATCGAAGACTTTATCTCCGTCTTATCCAGCTAGCAGTAACGAATTATCTAAGAAATTTGTGGCTATCTTATCCGATCATTTGTCTAAATCATATGAGAACAATATGTTAATTAAACCGATAGTATCTAAGGATTGTATAATATATAATGATTATGATAATGATATATTTAAGAAAATTTTGATTATTGGGTCAGAGGTTATAGATAAATTAGTTGATGATAAACACAATAAAGGAAGATCTAGGATCTATAATAGTTTGAAAGAATGCACATTTGATCGAATCAGTTTGAGGGCCGTATCTAACCTACCGGAGAAATTATTAATTTCCTCTTCGGAGCTAAAAACTCATGCAGAAAATATGATTAAGGTCAATAAAATATATAAGAAAAGTGTATACACAGATTCAGAAATTGGTCTAAGTCTCAAAGTTATGGAATTGCATTCCTGGAACGTTCAGAATTCAGAAAAATTAGAGAAACACAAGACAAATATAATGCAATCTGTTAAATCCTTCAGATTTGCAACATCCGCTCATTACAAGTTAAATGATATATTGAATAATTTAATGATAAAACCACCTAGATACATATTGGTAGGAGGAGATGGTTCAGGTGGAATGTCTTCGTTGTGTCTACGAAAATTCAAAAATAGTGAAGTTGTATACACTAGTATCCTAGAAATAGGAGCAGAAAATCTTAAAGGCGGGAATCCTGGTCCACCACAAGCCATTTCACATTTGCCTGAACCATATAAATCCCGTTGTGCAAATCACAGTTATGCATGGACAGAGCCAGGAGATTTAAGTAGTGAAATATGTTGGAAAAACATAAAGTCTTACACGATGAGAATGAAGTTTGAGTTGATAGTGATCGATGCACATCCTAGAGAAATTGAAGAATTTGAAGATATATACAGATTGCTCATGAAATTTTACAATGATGTTCTGTCCAAAGATGGATCGGTGATAATAAAAGGTTACACTTGGATGATAGAGTCTTTATACAAGATTTTGAGAACCAACAAGGAGGTGAACATATATGGAGTTCAGAGTGAATATTGTAGAGATCAGACATCTGAATTTTATTTCATAATATCAACATCTGACATACTATTTAAAGATCCCATCCATGTATCTAGTGTATCTGAGTTGAACAGGTCCTTATATAGTTTGGAGTCAGAATTGAACAGAGCGCAAACTATAAAGAGTTTAAATCTTCATGAATTGATTCCTGTAGATTGGAGGGAACAATATATACATACTTTAACTGGCTTGTTGTCTACAATGAATTTGAATCTATCATTAGTTGAATATGTCGTAGTTTTGGTGTACAACAAAGATTATAATTCAGCTTTTAAAACAGTTGCAAATAGATGTCTATTTGACAATCTCAGTGATAACTTGATTCCTTCTAATCAATATCTGATCAAAGTTATTTCTTTCTTATCTGGATTGTTGCAAACTAAAGCAATGTTGGAACATGATATTCGCTCATTAGAGATCGCGAGCAGATTGAATACTGAGCCCACTTTCATAACTATAGATGCAAGAGAAAAAGGAATATACATAGGAGATAGTTTCTTGAACAATCCCAAATATGTTATGAAGAAGATCTTCCCTTCCGATGAATTGATAGATGCAACAGTTGTCAGATGTCTCTTACATTTGATGAATGATCCATTATATCAAATAGATATAAGAGCAGATCCAGTGCATATGGTATATAATTCAGAAGACTTCTTTTAGCATAAGGTGAATTTTTATGCCATCATATAAAAAACTCATGAAGACTACAAAACCTATATTCTCCATAGTTTATAGTCTTAAGACTTTTTTATAAGTTTTGTATATTGTATGTGTTTTTCCCGT